ATTTTTTCGACCCCCCTTCAAAAAATATCATGCCCCCCCTCATTTTGTTCCAACTCGCGATGGATTGCTCGATGACATTCAGCACAAACGCTCATAAGATTCTGACTATCAAGGAACAACATCCATTTGTCCATATCAGTTTGTCCGGTAAGGAAGGGAATGATGTGATGTACATGTTGTGCCTCAGTTACTTTGTCATAAAGTGCTAAACATCTCTCGCACAATGGATTATGTTTGATATAACTATTCCTTAATAACTTCCATCGCTTGTCGTTGTAGAATCCCACAGAAACGTTATTGAAGTTATACTTATGTGTTTTCTTTTTAGTTTTTGTCACCCAAGCCATTGTATTCCAAGAACTTATCTATATCTTTTATTGTGTATTTATCTTCTCGCCCAAACCATCGATTTGTTTTGATGTCGACCAATGTTACTACTTCTTTTGTTTTGATACTCAACACTTTATCTTTCTTTTTGATGTACTTCGCCAAATCTTCGCGTTGAACATCATATGAGGTTAATACTTTGGCAATCAAGTTATAATATACAAACGATTGGTATTCAAACGTTGTTGAGGTGGTGGTAACGGTGTACGTTACGTACCCAACTACTATACTGCCAAGTTCAATGCCATTTGCATTGAGGAATAATGTAAATTCATTTTTATTCATAGCCATCCTATTTTATTGATAAATATTGTCGTCTGTGTTTTTCTCCAAAACTCACATGAATCCAATTATAATTGTACTCATTTATGCATTGATCAACCGGAAGGTCTAAAGTACGGATTAATTGATATAACTTTTTGTTATCTTCTACTGTATCGCTCACGGTGTGGATGTCTGCTGCTTCACCTGTTGTGTGTTGGCTATTCTTTACTCCACCTACAGCCGTGTTCAATTTTGGACAGCGATAACCCGACGATACTATAATAGGTTTACCCCATGCCTCACGCAATGGGTCAAGGATATTATCCACCAATGCAGTGAGGTTCTTTATTACTTCATCATTTGGTGTATTGTCTATCTTCAGCCGCTTGGCTGTTGAAGACTTAATTAATTCATTGAGTGTAAAGTATTTCATCGCTGTTGGGGTATTAAAGTAAATTGATGGGTAATTATGTTGTCGTTGTCAGCCATATCGTCGTAGTGGGTTAAGTCTAACATGGACAATAGTTTACATAAGTTATTAAATGAAGTTTGTAACAGTGCTAATGTTTGCGCGTGATTGGTAGTTCCGTAGGTCAATACCGTGGTGGCATTCAAGGCGAGGTCATATTGACCTGCAAGTAAGGTCATTAGTCCCTGCCAATGCTGCGGCATCTCTCCTAATCGTTGTCGAATGGTGCTTTCGACGCGAGTTATCCATTCCTGTGTCGCTGCACCGTAAGTTTCATATTTACTTTTTGCCATTGGTGTTATTTTTATTTTGTTTTTTATTATTTTTGCGATGTTGTTCAATGCGTTTCCGCTGTTCGCGTATAAGCGATAGTTGTGTTTTTTTATTCGCCTTGGCGAATTCGACAGTCATTTGGATTATTTCATCGATGGGCTTCTTTTCCATATTAAAAAGGAATTGTGTTGATATCGAACTGCCACTCATTTGACGCAGCCTTTTTTGCCTCGTTTTCAGCCTTATCAGCGGCAGCAAAACGTGCGATAACGTAATCATTCCACTCATCGTCTGAAAGTCGCTCATGAGGCTTCTGTGCGCTTTCCTTTGGGGTTGTTTGCGGTTGCTCAGCGTTGAATGCTTCCTCAACTTTCATTGCCCATTCATCATCAGTGTAAATGTCCGACGCCGCCGCGACCCCCCCACTATTATTTTTACTATTATTTGAAGGTATAGTTGCGTTAGACACAGCATCATTACTATCACCCTGAAGGTATTTTGCCTTTTGTTCGTTTAGCGAAATGTAGCGATTGCAGATTGCATCAACCGCTGAACGCTGCTTGTCTGTCAGCGTATCACTTTTACTATTGATTGAGATTAATTGGTTATTAATTTCTTCCTCGAACGACTGAATTCCTTCCTTGCTCTTTGCGCTGAAGTAGCAATCTAATAGTCCGTTTATCCGATTCATCCACTTGCCAAAGGTGTCTGAAGTGGCGGTAGTCTTCATTACTTCATTATTTGAAGATATCGTTTTATTGTTTGATGTCATTTGCGCATTACCCCAACCATATAACTTCATTTCGTCATTATCATCAAAATCCAATTCTTCGTCATCATTCCATTCATATTCAACATCCCCTTGTTTTTCATCAATCAATTTTTCTTTATTAATTGATTCTTTTTCTTTATCTGATTCTGATTCTGTATCTGTACTATATTTTTTTATCTCATTACTATATTTTTTCAATACTATAATTTCTTGCTCCAATTGCTCTATTCTTTTCATTAAATCGTTGATTGTCAGTTCCATATCTTCAATTTTATTACTATAATTTTCAGATTTATTACTATATTTTATTACTATATTTTTTTCTTCATTACTATATTTTTCGTCGAGTAATACATATTCTGATGCTTCACCCCTTTTACCTCTTTTTGTCGCAATGATACCTTTTTCTTCAAGTTGACGAATAGACTTCAAAATTGTCATTTCACTCTTTATCCCTGTATCTTGCATCAATGCAAGATTCGTTCGATACACAAATCCATTATCTTTTGCAAAATCAGTACCGTACATGAATATGAGATGCCCCCATACTAACTTTGCAGAGTCGGTTAATTTGTAGTCCTTTGCATTCTGCGGCAACAGCGCGATTAATTCTTTTTGTTCTTCAGTGAATTTCATTGTAGTTAAGTGTTTTTAATTTTTATTTTGTTGTAGTTCAGTGTTTTAATTAAAAAAGGGGACACCCAAAACACTACTACTACTAAAAATGATGCCCCCTAAAAAGCCTTTTACATATATAAATATGTAGCACGTTTCAAAAAAATCAACATTTGTAAAAAAAATTCAAAAAAAAATTATTTTTAGGAAAAAAAGTTGAATCACACACTATTTATATATAAATAAAAAACCAAAAAAAAAAGACTTTTATTATGTTTAAAAAAATTAGTAAATCACTCATTGACACAGTTTTAAGTGTTATTTTGATTGTCTTATTGACAATAACCTCGTTCCAAATATACTATTTAACCGCGAAAGTGGAACGTCAAATTGAAATAAATAGATGCTACTATCAAATTGAGCAATACCCGACTTTACGCAACATTGAAGTAATGTACGCGCGCATCGATAGCCTTAATAATCTCCAAAATCGTTGATAGCCATGTTAGTTCAAAACACTGCTGCACGGGATAAAAATGAAGATTACGACTTCATCAAAATGTGTGAAATCTTCAACAGTATCAAAGGTAAGTACAAAATCGAAAATGAAGCGATGCCGCAATTGTGGCACTACGACGCTATTACTACTATCAAAAATTCAGATGGTGTTAAAAAAGCAGCATATGCGATTGAAATCAAGCAGCGCAATCAGCCATATGAGGAATTTAAAAAGTTTGGTACTTATTTCTTGACTGTCGAAAAATTGAATAACCTTCAACAACACACAAAAGAATTTGATAAGTGCCTATATCTTGTGCTACATCTTGGCAAATGGTCGTTGTTTGACATTCGAAAGATTGATTGGAGTAAAATCCCAACAAAAATGATTCGTCAAAAAGCACGTGAATTGGATGAGGATTCACCATATGTATTTAAAAAGACTTTTTTGATTCCCGCTGAATTAGCCGTGAAAACAGGATTCTATGAAATTGGTCAACAACCATAACGCAAAATTGAAAATACAGCATATTTATTAGTATAAAGTAATCTATTCAATATTATTCGTTTCTAATTGTCATTTATTTATTTAATTTTTTTCCCACCTTATTCTATAATAGGGTGGTTTTTTTGTATCTTTGCAGTGTCAAATTAAAAACTAATCAATATGGACGAGCAAGAAAAATTGAATCGGCAAAAACTTCTCAACAAAATTAACCGCAAAGTTAAACGAAATCGCGGTGAGGAGTGGGATGTCGACCTGCCAACAATTGGCAAGGTAAAATATAACAGAATATATTGGTATGGCAATGCTACATGGCTATCGTCATACAGCAGTGGTAGTCGTAAAGTGGATTTAACTCTATCAGCGCGTACACTTGATATTATTCTCGCTTCAATTGGTTTTTTGGACTGATATTCATAAAATCATGGATTTGGGAGGAAAAAAATCCCCACCTGAATTAAGGTGGGGTTGAACTATCAGCCAAAATTAGCGCATTGAACAAAATCTTTGTAGGCGATAAGCGGTGTTGTCGTGCCATCATCGTTGATTGTCGCTAACTTCATGATGTGACCATCGATTTTGACCTTGGCTTTTGGAGCGTAAACCAATACCCATTCATTGCCAAGCACGTCCGTTATAACAATTTTCTTTTGCGTTGTTCCTTCAATATTGGTGACAACAATAGACTTCAGCCACTTGTGTGTAAGTCTGAAATTCTCTTCAACTTGTTCGTTGATACCTCTCAACGGCAGATTGCCAAGGTGTATTAATGCGTTGTCATACTCAGCGATTTGTCGCAAATTTTCATTTGACTCTTGCAGTTCCACCATTTGACTTTCATAGTTTGCCGCCTCAACCTTGGTGTTGGCGATTTTGACTGCATACTCTTCAGCATCGATAATGGCATCAGCGTATAACACACCTATTCGTTTACGCTTTGCGGCAATATCAGCGATTTTAGCCTTCAATACATCAATCTTTTGAAGATTTATTTCAATCTGCTCTTTTGCCTCTTGCACCTTTGCGTCGGTGAAGTTATATATATAATCTATCTCACGACTTTTGGCGACGTAAAATGCAGCAACATCAAGCCATTCGATGCTGATTGATTCACCATTTTCACAAGTTTTGACTTCTTGTAATCCTGAATTATGATACTTATGCCTTATGCATTTGTAGTCCTTTACCCCTGCAAACCAATGTTTTCCGCAAATTGGACAGACAATTAACTTAGATGCCAAGTGCAGTTGCTTAGTTGTACGACTGCCACTGCCCTTGTTATTAGCCTTTAGTTGTTGTTGTACCTTTGCAAATAACTCATTGCTTATAATGCGAGGATATATGTGCGTTATACCATTGAATATTGTATGCCCCACAAATGCGGTTGATTTTAACATATTAGTAACGAAGTGCAGACGCGCGACTTTGCCTCTGACGGTGATACCCCGTGATTGAAGTTCCTTTGTCAGTTGAGTTGTCGAATATTGGCCGCTTGCATAAAGGTCAAATATCAATTTAACCACCTTTGCTTCTTCTTGGTTGATTATCAGTTGCTTATTCTCAACACAATAACCATAATGTATTTTGCCGCCATTGAATTTGCCGCTTGTTGCATTCCGTATTTTGGCCCGATGAAATTTCGCCTTTTTGCCTTCCATCTCCTGTTTTGCCATAGTAGCAAATAGACTAAATGCTAATTCAACACCGCTATTAACGCTACCATCATCGTTCAACAATCGCAATGAAGGATTTTTAATTACCAACTGCACGTTAGCGGCAATCAAGCGATTTTTGAATTGAAATAAAATCTCTTCATTGCGGCCAATACGGTCGACTGCCCAAGCATAAACAGTGGCAATACCACCGCCATTAACAAGGCGGTAAATCTCATTCATATTCTTCTTGTATTCTTCATCCACCTTGATGGCTGAGGCACCTGCACCACCGACGACAATGATGTCGTCTACCTTCACACCGTCATGAAGTATGAAGTCTATCAACTCTTTTCGCTGACTGTCAACCTCTTGGCTCTCAGTTGACGTTCGAATTAGTGCTATAACCTTCATAGTTGTCTAAGTTAGTTGTTAGTTGGTTGAAATGGGGGTGGGGTTACCACCCCTTGTCACTCTCACGCTCTTGCTTCTTCGAGTTCGTAGGGAAGCAGTCCGTTCACCGCTCGCGAATAATCCTTGCCCTCAGCCTCAGCCTTCACAGCCTCGAACAAGTCGAGCGATACGATGATGTTTGCTATATTGCTTAGCAATGCGGCTTGATTGCTCACATTGTGGAACGTCTTCACCTCGTAGATGTCGAGGTTTCTGTCAAAAAAGGTAACCTTGAAAGTCTTCATAATCTTGATGTTTTAATTTTACACCACAAAGGTACAAAAAAAAAATGAACACCACAAAACTTAAGTTTCCGTAACCACGGTTGTTTAAGAATTATGGTGTTCCAAAACGTTGATAAATAGTATGTTAGGCCAAATCTTAAAAAATACTAAATCTTAATTCATCTTTTTGATAGATATTCTTGATATGCTAATTCTCTTTGCTCATCAGTCAAGTAAAAACCATTGTTCTCAATATAGAAGTCATAAATCATTTTTAAATAATAATGTTTGTCGTCCATTTTTTCAGATAGACTTTTCAACTTCAATAAATCATCAATGTTCATATCCAAATAATTTGCAAAATCAGGGTTGAGAAATTTGCAAATAGACATTGATAGATTCTGTTTAATACACTGATTTATAACATAATCTTTACTACCATTGTAAATAATAAATATATCCTTATTGTCTTTTCTTGTTTGCATTACCTTATCGCCAAACAATGGGTAGTCAATTATAGCGACCTCATCTGTGTCATGAGGAATAAAACCGTCTATATCCTTAAAAAACGTTTCACTGCCTGTGACAAATGTTTTTATAACTTTTACGTTCATATCAATTCAGTTGAACAATCTTTACTAATTGACGAGGTACAACAGCATCTGCATTAATATAATTTGGTTCTGTACCTGTGACCATAAAGGCATATAAAGCAGTAAACTCTGTATTTTCGCCTGATGTTTCGATACTCTGTTGATTTAAGGTTGAATAATCAACAGTTGTTGTCCACATATATGCTTGATATTCCTCCCATTGCCAAACATAATAAGTTACACCATCATACTCAATTGTATTACCCGCATAATAATATTTGTCTGAATTATATTGTTCAGGGTCTCCTACTGTTACTGCAATGTACTCGCTTCGTGTCATTCCTGCGTTATTGACATAATCGAAGTCTGTAATATCATCAAAATCAGGGTCGTTCTCATCTTTGTAAGCACGGAAGTTATTAACATATGCACACATCGTTGGTCCATTGAAATATTTCTTTGTCCAACCTGTTGGTATACCACTTGCACCATCGGACCAATTGGCATTGATATCACAAATAAATGTACCCGTTGTTGCAACATTCTTTAACCAATTCCGTACTTCGTAACTGATATTACCTGATATATGGCATTTTACAAGATTCAACATTGTACAATTTATAAACATTTCATAATAACAATCAGTTGCTAATCTGGTTGCTGGCAATTCAGGTGCAGAATTTAATGATGTACAACCTTTGAACATATTTTTATAACATTGTGACTTCAATGTAGTAGCAGGAAGCTCAGGTGCATTTTTAAGTGATGTACAACCATTGAACATACTGGAGTAACAACTATCTGCCAATGTAGTAGCAGGAAGCTCAGGTGTAGTTTCAAGTGAAGTACAACCATTAAACATTTCATTATAACAACCAACCTTTAATATAGTAGCAGGAAGCTCAGGTGTAGTTTCAAGTGAAGTACAACCTTTAAACATACTACTATAACAACTATTAGTAAGTGTAGTTGCAGGTAATTTAGGTGCTGTAGTCAGGCTTGTACAACCTACGAACATTCCACCGTAACAATTATCTGCTAACGTTGTCGCAGGTAATTTAGGTGTTGTAGTCAGACTTGTACAACCTTTAAACATTTGAATATAACATTGTGACTTCAATGTAGTAGCAGGAAGCTCAGGTACATTTTTAAGTGAAGTACAACCTTCAAACATACTATTGTAACAATATTGTGCTAATGTCGTCGCCGGCAACTCAGGTGCTGTAGTTAAACTATTACATCCTTTAAACATATAACAATAACATCGTTGTGCTAATGTAATAGCAGGAAGTATTAAATTTGCAACATCCACCAATTCATTTGAATTTTCAAATAACCTTGCAAAAATATAACCTATATTGTCAAATGATGTTTTGTTTTTGAAATCATCACCATACAATAATGACATTATATTACCGTATACTTTATATTTTGTATTACCATCAAAATACGCATGATAATTAGAATTGTCAGTTCTAACACAATATGAATGTGCAATTCCTTTGAATAATACTTTATTTAATGGTGCTTCATCTGTGTCTATCTCAATTTTAACTAAACTATTTGTATTATTTACAGTTGTCCAATTTTTACCATTATCTACTGAATATGACACACTACTAACATAATTATCATCTACTGTTTCAGGAATAGTAAAAGCAAAATATTCCCAATCACCAATAGATTCAAAGGTCAAATACTGTTCGTCATAAGGTTGAACCCAATCATCACCCCATAATTTATAAGGGTCATTATTTACTGTTAAAATTCCCATTTTATATAACGTTATATTAAATTTTAATCATCTTGTCTATTTCTTCTTGAGTCGGTGTTGCAAGTTCAAACTGTTTCAATTGTCCAACCTTGAGGCACACCATTAGTACCTGTCACATTCCATGTAGCTGAAGCATTTTTAACAAATGTGCCATTTGCGGCAACGCCATACACCCAGTTATCTGTATATGACCTATCAGGTTTAGTGATGAACATTGCCTTGATATAATTCAAGTTCTCACACATATAGAACATTCCATCATAGCATCCCGACACCAGTTCTGCAGCAATAAGTTCAGGAGCGGTTGTTAAATAAACATTGCTCATAAACATATGTGCATAACAATACTCTGATAGTCCGGTTGCGGGCAATATCAAATGTTCTGCTGATACTATATTTGCCATTTGTGCGCCTTCTTCATCATCGTAACCATAAAACAAACTTGCAAATATTGCGCTAACATCATTTAAGTTCGTCTTATCTACAAAATCATCTCTATATAATAGCGACATCACATTTCCGTAAACATTAACTCTTCCATTTGTATTACCAACAGAAATTGTCCAAAAATATGAACCCCCATAACCGTGTTCAAAATATTCATCATTATAAATTCCTGTCTGTGTTGCGTCACCCTTCCACAACACTTTGTCGCCAGCATTTAACTCAACAGTTATTACAAGATTCTTTTCCTTATCATCAACATTATTTGTAGTTGTCCATGTAGCACCACCATCAGTTGAATAAGAAATAGACTTAATCATATCTGTATTCATCTGCCACAATATAGTGAATGATAAAACACAATCATCAATTGCCTCAAAGGTTAAGTATTGTGTAGAATAGTCAACCTCAGGTTTGTAGTCATCACCCCATAATTTATAAGGGTCTGTATTAACTGTAAGTATTCCCATTTTTTATATATAACGCGTTATGTATTATTTTTTAATTTATTATCAACTTCCTCTTCATAATCTGCCATTTTAATGCGATAATTCGTGTTCAAGCCAAATAGACTGCCGCTAAATGTCAAAAATTCACCCAAGGCAGTCAATACCGACGGCGCGATTTCACCCAATGGCGGAACAAAAAAACTGCTGAATATCAGGATGATTCCGCTGATTACCATCACAACAGCACAAATAATCATCCATTTTAATTTTGTCGCTTTTTTCATGTTTAATCAACTCATATATATACTATAAATAGTTTGATTTCAAGTTAATTTCTGCAAATTTGCAGTCCATGTTGCTGTTTGGGCATCAGAATTTTTTTCAATTCTTACCTCGAATCTTATACTGATTTGGCCGTCAGCAAGTTGGTTGGGTATCAACGGGTAAATTGTATTACGGTAATTCCATGTTATTTGTCCGGTTGGCTGATTTTCATCTAATTGGCACGAATATTGATCCAAATATACCGGTGTTGAAGCATCATCAAAATATGCTTTTGCATAAATGTAATATGTTCCATTATGTTGACCATGCAGTTCAAAATCCATTGTAATACTCAAATCTTCAAGAATATACACATCAGGGTAATAGTTATAATCAACATTTGAATAGTCGTAACCAATGTAACCAAAATAATTCTCGGGCGTAGTGCCACCGCCGCCACCACCGCCACCGCCGGAGGAAGCGACTGTAAAGTCCAATTTTGTATGAGGTGGAAATGCGCACCATGTGCCAATATATTCACCTTCGCGGTCGTACACACATGCGCCCTCACTTAATGATAAAGTTGCATCTGTTACACATAAGGATGCTGTATAATTACCTGTTGTCAATGCTGAAGGTATAGTGAATGAGAATTGACCACTGCCGTCATAATTCAATTTATTTACAATCTTGTATATGTATATTGGTTGTAATGATTGATATACAGTTCCATAAGGATAAATGAGCAATACAAAGTCATAATCAGATAGGTTGTCCGCGTAATATTGCCATGTATTGACGATATTCTGTATATTGCCATCGTCAACACTAAATCGCAGTATATTACCAACTTCAGCGGACGATGAACCAATCCATAATGCCGTTAATAAATTTCCGTTATGATTGTAATTAATAAAGTCACTTAATCTATAAGGTGCTTCACGTTCAACATAATCCCACAAATTTGAGGTATTTTGTAAGTCTGTCATCATTTCTTGGGGGGTATTGAAGGTATATAGATTAAATCCATCATTCACATCAGCAATATCACTTTCAGTCAATTGTGCTACCTTATCTGAATTAATAGGTTTGTAATACGACCATTTGTTGATGTTCGAACTTTTACACAATCTACCTAAGTTGAATGTTAATTCACTCAATATATCTTTTACTTCATTAATACTAATCATAATCCCAAACTAAATCTTATATTATCAACTCGTTGGTTTTGTGCCATTTCTTGCTCTGTCAGCAACCTATTATAAATGCGGATAGCATATATGTTACCGCTAAACGCGTATGTATTTGTTGATGCTCTTGCACCTATTTCATTATATAAGTCAGCATCAAATTTTGCATTTGTTGTGGTAACAGTCATGGCATTAGATATATCAATCAGGCCGCCATTGTTATTAATTGATACAGTGTGTGTACCTCTTACATTTATTGGTGATTTAAGCACTTTGTTGGCTGTTGATGATTCGTTCGATATAGTGAATTGGTCAGGATATCCCGTTGACCTCATACCAAATGAAATTGCTCCCACTGTTTTTGGGGTGAATATGGATTGATGTCCGGTTGCAGTTGTTGAGTACACCACTTCAATTGTTGACGTTTCTCTTGACCAAGATATGTTACCTGTCTCATTTCTTAATGAATTGTTTGTTGATGAATTATTTATCATCCACCCATTAGGAATAGAAGTTGCACCATTATTTGTAAACACAAGACCACCAATCAAATCTGTCCATGCATCTGCTGTGCTGCCCTTATTTATACCGTCTAATTGGAATACAAGTCCATCAGAAATATATTGTGGTTCAGATGGTGATACATTGTCTGCATAAGCAGCAACGTTACCTATACTATAAAAATCATACCTGCACACTACTGCATTATTTTCTGCATCATAATAAAACCAATCATTTATAAAATTGGTTATCGCAGTAGATGCATTTGATATTACAGTTGTCTGACTGACAGTTGAATTATTCGCATTCTTTTTTGGAACAAGATATGTCTTAATATTAATCATAACTCAAAACTCCTTCATTTTTAGTTTCTTTTTATCCGCTTGAACATAGTACTCATAACCCTGTACAAGAAAGTTCTTGCCCAAATAATTTATACTATATTTATCCAATGCCGCACCACCATGAATAGTGCTATTCATTATTAAACGTGGTGTATTGTACTCCCTGTAATATGAATCAACATAAAATTTTTCAGGCTTGTTGGTTTCATTTGTAACCCTGTTCAACAGTTGCGTTATTGGTGTTCCGGTGTCTGCGCCAATGACATCACTCTTATTTATAGTTACACCAACACCAAGTTCCGCTGCCTCAATCTCAGTCAATGCAGTGGTAAACTTAAAGTCAATGTCATCTTTCTTATTTATGAATCTTGTCTGCTCATCACTGACGTAAATAATATCATCATTTGTACCGACCACCCGCTTGCCATTGTCAGATGCCAAATCCACTTTGAAATCTTTAATCCATATCTGCCCGACATGAGGTAAAACAGATACTACATTAGGGGTGAGTCTCTCACTTCTGAACCATGTCGGATGTCTACGTATACCATTATCCCATGATATATTAACAGGTCCAATTATTCTGAACGACAGGTTGCCACTTAAGTTGTCACTTGCCCTCATAGGAATTGCCATTCCTGTCGTCTCTTCAAGTCCCATGTCAGAATAAACATTATTGTAAATTGGATGTTCGTCACCAATCAAGAATTGTCCATCATCAATATCTATTGCTAAATATATATATGGAAATACGTGATCAACGTCATCTAAATCAGGATGCTGCACATTAATTGCATCAATCTCTGATTGGGTCAACCATGTAAATGTTTTGTTGCCGTTAGCATCATGCGATTCAGTGCAAAACTTATCACCAATTTTCAACTCGCATGTCAATATATCAACATATTTTATGATGTCTGTTTTGTAGTATGATGTTTTACCAATTGAATACTTGAACCTCTTTGCTAATTCACCCTGCGCTATTGGTGGGGACAACCTAACTGTTGTTTCTTGCACTCCTTGCTTGTTATAATATTGTTGAAGATAATAGTGTCCTGACAGCGCACCGTCATACGGTGTAAGTCTGCCAAATAAGTTTTCCATGTTGTTAACAACTGTGTCAAACTGTTGTCGCACAGAATCAAATGTATAATTTTTTCTTAATGCTACTTGAAAGTCAATATATGTGTTTTCATTCGCATTGGCATCAAGTGTGCGTAAATTGAATCTGTCCTGATAAATTTCAAAACCTCCAACATGCGGGTAAAATCCGGATATATTTGTTCCGTTATCACCAAGAGTCTCTTGATTTGTTGTCAACAAAATCTTTCCGTTGAAGACGATATAATTTGTTACATTTGATGAGGCAGGGCTATATGCGCCGTCAACATTATACTTATACTCAATACTCATATTGAGATTCTGCAAATCTGTTTCATTGGGGTATATTGGGTGTTGTTCATGTGTCCATTCAGACGGGAACCATTCATCATCATAACTTTTTTCATCAACACCTGTACCTGCGATATTTATGACAACATACTTATTATCAATCTTGATGTTCTCAATATTTGATGTGTTCTTGTTTGTTATCTTCTCACCACTTCCAAACCCGACAATCGCGCTACTGAATGGTGTGTCAAAGATATATTTCAAAAAGTTGCTTTGGTCATTATTGTATATTGAATAGTTGTTCACGTTATTCAACTTGAATGTCCAATTAGCACAATTGAATATTTGCGTCCACCACTCTCGCTTGTATGCCTTGTCATTCTGAGGTGTGTTATTAGTGAAGGCCATCGCCATCATTGACAACATAGAATCTATATCCTTACCGTTTGAACCATACTCAACTAAATATTTTTGCTTCACCTCAAGTGGTAGCAGTGTATCGTCGTCGAATGGTGACGTTATGACTGTCTCCAACTCAGTAATATCATCCTTTACTTGTATTTGGTTGAATACATCTGCCATTGATAATTGTGTATCGTTTGAGCCATACTTGTCCTTAGTTAAAGCAGTGATATTAAATGTTTTAGTTGTAGTTGTGTTATTAACAATGTCCAACCAATTTATTGAGGTGTTATTACGGATGTTATCCCAATCAAATATGTAAAAGTCATAACCAATCTGAACAATGTGCAGATTAAGATATCGCATCATTTCCTCGATTATTTCCCAATACGTCCACACATCATCCTCACTGTCACCCAAAAATAATCCGCTTGATATCATCAGTCCATTAAAAATGTTATCATAAGTAGAATATTTCTTAGAGCAGTCAAAATATAATATTGGTGTATGTTGTTGCGTTAATACATAATTTTGATTAGTTGATATGATTCCTGTACTTTGCAGAATATTATTGAATGTACGGGTATTAACATTCATCTTTAATGTTTCGTAATCGGTGTTGTCTGTAACATAACGATTCTCCATTATGCTCAACCCATCAATACAGTTAATTTCCAATATTTCCCACATTTCTGCATAATCCTGTGAGAATGTGTTTGGGGTTACATATCCGGCAAATAATATACTGTTACCCTTCTTTATTTCAACAGGAATTGATGTATAATTGTCGCCAAACAGGTAATCGCCCAACCACGTCTTTGTTAAGAATGAAATCTTAGCAGATGTGGTTATTATATGAGTGAATGAATCCTCACAGTCAACATCAATCTCAATAGGGTCGTCAGCGAAACGAATATCGTTAGATGTATCAATATTGATGTCTGCGTGATTAACATTATTGTTTTCTATTGTGACTGTGATTGTGTCATTATTTATAGTTTTGAATGTACCGTAGATCCTCATAATTTCTTACCTGTTATTTTAGAATGATTTTGAAGTGCTAAATATAAATCTGATCCTTTAATTTTAACGATTGACGTTGTTACGTTTCCTCCATTTTCAAGGGAAATTCCTCTATCAAGAGCATTGAACAGATTACTTTGTTGACGTTGATTCAATACCATTTCACCGGCATTCAACCTTGTAACTATCTTATCGCCCATTGTTGTTGAGCCTTGAACAATACCACCATTTGCAAACCCTGTTGCGCTATGTATTTGACTAATCATCGCCGCCATTTGTGCCATTGCTGCTGCACCAAATGCAATCCATCCCCAAGGACCAAGAGTTGATGCCTCTGCAATTGCTTTAGACGTACCCAATGCAATATTGGCAATAGATTGAGCGATAACACCCATAACATTTAACTCTTCACTGCCTGTTGCGCTTGCCAATGAACTAAACATACTACCCAATTCACCTAAGGCATTTGCCGCGTTCTTGACACCCTTTTGCCATTTGCCTCCCTCTAAATCAGGCTCGATTTCGATTTTGATTGGCTCAGGCTTAATTTTAGACAAGTCCGGAAGTTGAGTCATGAACAATTCAGTAGGTTCTTTGTTTTCACCACTTGCTATTTTGGCAACTTCTTCTTGCCATTTGCGCTGATTTTCTTGCCGTTTAGCAATTTCAGCCCGCTCTTTTTCGAGGCGAAGAATTGTAGCAATAGTCTTTCTTTCATCTTCCTCTGTTTGAACTTTCGACTTTAATAGTTCCTCTTGTTCCTTGATTTGCTGATTGTACCATTCAATCGATTCTTTATCATACGTTTGTTTTGGTGTTGTGCCTCCACCATTGCCACTCTTATGACCGACTGTTGTTGTTGGCGTTGGTGTTGGTGTTATCGTTGGTGGCGCACCTACACCAACACCGCTATCGTTGTTGTCATAAGTTGTTTGTTGTGGGCGACCATCACCGCTGATGTTGATTTTTAATTCATTTAGTCCAAGACTGCCGACAAATTGATTCCATTTTTTTGCGATGGTTGTAAGTATTTCAATAACCTTATTCTTCAACCATTGGTATGCCTTGACGATATTTTGCATGATTTTCGTATCGCCCAAGTAAGCATACAGCAATCGCCAAATTGTTGTTACACCCTTGTAAAGGCCTTCAAAAACTTTCTTTACGTTATTGACAAAGCCCACGATACTATTATACACTTTTTCAATCATTTGGCTGATGAAATCAACCAACGTGCCAATCTGCTTCATCCAATTGTTGTAAAGAGCAATTATCACTTTTAATAACGCGCCAATGATGGGCAGTAAGGCGGCAATCACCTCACGTAACTGTTCCCAAATTCTAACAAACCCATCACCATTTTGTTGAAAAATTCCCTGAATATCTTTAGATAACTGCTCAATCCATTTGCAAATGTCACTGATAATGCCCATCAAGGTTTTGAATCTTTGACTTTCGCCAATTTTCAGCAAAAAGTTCTCCCACAATGTTTTGATACGGTTTATCACTTGACCCAATTCTTCAGATTTCACACCAAACATTTCCTCAGCCGCTTGGGTGTTGTTCATTGATACAGTTAACTTGTCGAATGCCGCTTGTTGTTGAATTAATGCCTGTACAACTTGCGCACCTTTAGGACCGACCATCCCAACAATATCGTTATACGATAATTGGGCATCAGCCAAATTCTTCAATGCATTCTGCATACCAACAACAGCAGGGTTGAACTCATCTTTTTGCTTAGCCATTTTGGTTATAAGTAAAGATAAACCCTGACCAACTTGTCCGGCATCCGCAAAGGTTGAAGATAATAGACTTGTTGCCGCTGCGATTTCCTGATACGATATGCCAACGGCACTTGCCGCAACACCCACTTTTTCAAATACAGTTGTTTGATATTCAAGACTTGCACCACTATTTCGACTTGCCTCTGCTATTACATTTGTGACCCTTGCTGCCTCACTCGCTGACAAATTCCACTTTGACATCACCGTTACAGCGGCATTTGTAGCGGTCGAAAGGTCTGCACCCATACCAATTGCCAATTTATTAACCGCCTCAGTTAGGTCAATTAAGCCTTTTTTATCCTTTTGTATGCCGGGCAATTGTTGCGAAATATTGTTGAACTGTTTGACGATTTCTGTTCCTGATATACCAAATTCGTTACCAAGTTCAATGGCTTCTTTTCTGAACATTTCAACTTCTTTGTTATTCAGTTGAATACGATTCTTGAAGTCGTTCATCGCGGAATTGAACTGTTCACTGTCTTTTGCCGTTTTAACAAAAGCAGCACCAAGAGCAGCAACAGCAGCAATTGCAGCAGTCACGGGATTTAATAATGCTGATAGATTGGCAATAGGCAAACCAAGTTGAGCGCCCGCAGTGGCAAATGCATTGCCCATTTTGCCGACGTTCCCTGTCGTTGCAGTTATCCGCGAATTGATGCTGTCCTGCGTTGCCTTGTATTCGCGTAACTTCTTGATATGTTGGTCAATCTGTTGTTGGATACGACCACCAAACGCCTGACGTTCAGCATCAGATAAATTGTGATATTTCAGTGCAAGTTCATTGATAATGCGCTTTTCACTGTTTGCGGCAGCACCAATTGTTTTTATTTGACGTGACGATTTTTGCGCAGCGTTACCCATTTGCTGAACTGCTTGTTGTCCTTTTTTCGCACCTTCAACGAGTCCGCTGACATCGCCTGTTATTTTTACATTAACCTGATTAGCCATAAATTACTTCTTTTTTTTAAATCGCTCACCGACTAATTTGCTATGCTCTTTTAGTTTATTAATTTGTTCTGTTGTGATATTGCGTTCTTCATCTTCTTCTTCATCGAATGGCAGCGGTATAATATCCTTCATTGGCTTTTCCTTCATCGATTTTTTCAAATAAGGTTGAATTGTCGAGTAAACAATCCACCTCGTCATTTCCCACTCGTCGCGCATTGCAGCATTTACACTGTCCGCCAATAAACCAATTTCCCAATCTTGTAAAACGTCCATGAAATATTCGTATGTTACCATTTTTTTACGGAATACGAACAGATTGAGGTATTCATGAACTACCATCAGTTTTTTAGTTTTTTTGCTGTTTTTTCAACTTTTTCTTTTGATGGTTTTTTCCCATTGAAATCCGCTTGCGCTTGAAGATGCGACATATACCATTCGCTGAACTCTTGAATTAACTCAGTCGCGCCATTGTCGTCGATGTAGTTCCAAAAATCATCATACGTAAAATTCAATTCCATTTTGTTGTATTGCATGGAAGCGAGAACATTTGCGTAAAACAAATTCACAATTGCTGATAAAGAATTTAAATCGTCGAAATTCAGCGATTTGCCTGTTAGTTCCTCATAAATTACAAAAGAACGCATTGAATAATGCATTTCCATTTCTTTGTTGTTGATAGTTATCTTCATATTTTTGTTAATTTTTATCATATATAAATATTATGGTTTACGCGTTTTTTATCAACTAAAAACGTAAAAGCGACCATAAAAATGACCGCTTTTACAAAAACAAGAAAATATGAAGAAACATTTCCCAAAAATGTTGATAGAATCACACTATTTGATAATCACAAGTAGCGGCAGGATAATAGACTGACATCTCATCATTGCCCAAGAATTCAGTAACAGACGTTACATAATATAGTTTGAAATGTTGTTGTCCAACAGGTCCAAATGAATTATTGCTGCAAGTTGGTGCTTTTTGCTGAGAGAATTTAATGGTAATACCATTACAACCATTGAACGCATTTTGTCCAACTTCTTCAACGTTTTCTGACATATCAAATTCCGTCAACTGTGTACAATTCTCGAACGCACCATAACCTATATCAACAGGTTCCTGAATTTGGTTTGTTACAGATTCGATTTCTGTATTTCTGAATGCATACTCACCAAAATCTAATCCATTTAACTCAGAAATGGGCGATTGTACGGTGCCATTCAACACATTCAATGTGCAATTATCGAATGCATGATTACCATAAAATATACCATGACCTGTTGTTATTGTTGCTGCACTGCTGCTTATCACTGCACCTGCAAATGCATAATCACCAACTCTTACATCGTTAGTAAATGTACCATCAAATGAATACATCGCAATATTTTGGAACATTCGCGATGGAATAGCATTGCCTGCTAAATAATAACGTACAATAATGTAACCTTCAGCAAGGGCATCAACAACATCTTTTGGGATATATCCTGTGTGGTCTAAGACGTATGAATCAGTACCCCCTTCGACGGACGATACAATTGACATAACTGCATCATTACCATTGATGGTGTTATAGATTTTATAGTTATGATTCTCTAACGATTGAACGTCATATGTCACGTCAAGATAGGTTTCAGTCACTGAGTAATCAACCGCTGTCAATGCGCCGCAAGAAGTGAATGTTATACCATATGTAGCGAAATCTCCTGTGTTCGCGTTTGCATTTAATGAGGTAATAACACATTTACCTTTACGCTGCTTTGCGGCAGGTTCCCAATTCTGAACGTTACCACCTACTGAGGTCAAACCATTGGCATCATAATTTCGAACTTCAGCAAATACGACATCAAGTTTTTGTCTTCCAACCATAAAATCGAATAACTTGTCGAAGTCATTGTCTGAGTACAAACATTCAGCCGTGACTTCCCAAGATAAATTTCCGACCTCGCTTGCGCCCCAAAAACCGTGGTCTTTTGTGGCAACGTCAATGGTGTTACCCGTGATTGTAAGTGTGTGGCTTGTCGCCCATTTGGGGTTGAGCCACACACCATTCACACCTATCCAAATTTGAAGTTGGTCGCCTTTAATTATTTTTTTAGCCATTTGGTAATTAGGTGTTTAATTAATTATTTACGGATTAGTTGCCTTAGTAATCGGGCCGCTACCTGTGAAGGTGGCAGAATACGTAGCGAGATCTCCTGTATTTGAATTAACAGTCAACGAAGTAATAACAGCCTTACCACTTCTAAAGTCTGTAGCTGAGGGAGTCCAAGATTCGACGCTGCCACCAACTGAGGTAAGTCCATTTGCATCATAATTCGAACACTTTGCGAATGCGACATCAATAGGCTCTTTTGCGACCATGAGGTCAAACAAAGTATCGTAGTCATCATCACTGTAAAGATTTTCAGTCGTAATTTCCCAAGTCAAATTGCCAACCTCTGAGGCACCCCAAAAACCGTGGTCTTTGGTTGCGACATCAACGGTATTGCCCGTAATAGTCAGCGTGTGGCTTGTCGCCCATGCGAAAGCGTTGCCGTTATAGAACAGCATCAATTCATCGCCCTTAATAATGTTATTAGCCATAGTAAAATATATATATTTTATTGAATTATTTTCAAATTAATTAGTACAATTTATGCTGAAATTCAATTGCTGAATGAATGCGTTGTTGTACATGGTTTCAGTACTTCCATTGAGTTGAATTTGCTGAATTGTTATGTTGTCATCTTTGTATCGATGCCCTTCCAACCAACATTTAATTTCATCCGCGATTTCGATACTATCAATATAGTTGTCATCAACAATGGTTAACGTAACACCAACATTATCTTCACCATATCCATCTTTCGTGCGATTTGTAGTAATTGAATTGCGTTGTATTACACAAAATGGAAATGTAGTACCTTGTTTCGCATCAATGGGGAAAAATCTATCAATTGGGATTTTCGCCATCAACACCTCATCTTTTGCTAAAATGCTACGTATGTATTTTGTTACCAATAATGAATGTACCATCTTTTTACCTATTGTTGATTTTCTCTATTTCTTGTTCAACCGCTTTTTTGATTATTTCAAATGAATCAGTTGATTTTATCGCATTAGCAAAGAAATGTGTTGCCCTTATACTTCCATAATCTTTGCCGTGTTTTGATGGACGTGGGTCTGTTCCTCCCTCAAAGAACCTCAGTCGCCATGTTCCATCATTATGTATCGTGTCACCCATTATAGTGGCAACACCTGTCGCTTCACCTTTATATAAATATCCTCGTACACCTTCTTTGAGCGGCACACTAAAAGATTTTGTAGAATCACCATCGAACCAGCTTGAAGAAATGTTTGATTCTGTCTGCCGTATAATTGCATTTACCGCATTACTTACACCATGTCGTGTAGCAGATAAAATTCGCTCATTCGTCAAGTCAAATAACTCACCAAAATAATTTTTAAGTTGCTTTGTTGCCGATTCTATGTGGATGTCAGTTAACATAATTACTTATTAATTAATTCAGCGTTTATCATCTTCTGATTCAGCGGCTTATCTTCATCAATATTGAGAATGCGGTATTCATTATTATTCCATTTGATATGGTCAAAATCGCGAACATCAACATATCTTCGAACAATAAATCTATACGTATGTTCGTAGAAAATTTCGTCATTGATATCGCCTCTTCGCCCTGACAATGGGGTTATATTTGCACGTGTTGAGCCTACTGAGGTATAAGTATCGTACTGCTCACCATACTCATTGGTAGTAACGCTAAGTCGAAGAATATCAATTATTTCAGTTAATTGTCCCGCTCTCATCCCTTGAAGTTATTGTAATTTTTATATAAACCTATAAGATATTCGTATGTAAATGGGATATTGCTGAAATTTGCGACAGATACTGATTCGCGGTTCATGTAAAGGTTGCCCACAAAAAGAAACATGGCATGGACAACGGGGGTAGGCAGTGTACCCCCATTATCATTAGCCAATTCACTCAAATCAAAACCCAAATGATTACTTACAATAGCCTCTGCCACATCACCGAGCGAGGTAATGTAATCATCATCTGCCGTGAATGAGGCATCAATATTCAAATGTTTTTTCAATTGTGCTAACGTTAGAAAAGTCATTGTAATAAATGGGTTTAGATTTAATTAATAATTACTCGCTGATTGCACCGTAAACGACTGCACCTTCTCTGAGCAACTTAAAGTCGAAGTAAGCGTTAATAACAATACGCACCTGACCACTACGGGCAACAGTGTAAGGATCAACTACAAGGTCGATTGCACCCCATTGACCGATGGCAACATTACTGAAGTCACCGTAGGCAAGGCTATCAGCAGCCATGTGGGTGGTGCTAAGTGCAGGCGTACCGTCAATTTCATTGCCCTCCATGACAAGGCGAGTGTTATCAGCGCTACGTGCCATATTACGCAAAGCGGATTTTGCAGATGGCGATACGATATACTTCATTTCGCCATAGATGTTTGCCTCTTCAACATCAGCCTCAGCATCCGTCAGACTCTTGAAATCTGAAACCTTAACAGGGGTTAATCCGTAGAAGATACCTGCGGGCTTGGTGGCGGTCGCCGCATCAGCAGACAGAATAGTTGCCTCTAACTTGCTGTTCAGAGCGTTAACCAACTCCTGACGGATGAGTGCTTCAGCACCGAGTGCATCCTGTGCAAGGAACTGCTTGGAAACATCAATATAAGCGGTCAATCTGTGAGGGGTGAGGGTAACGTGTGACCAATCGCCACTGCCATCAGCGGCATCAGCAATCTCACCTGCCCAACCAACTTGTTCAGCACCCATAACGGGAACCTGAAGGTCACCAACAAGGCCACCAATAAATTTGGCACCGGCATCAACCAACACGTTCTTGCTGTAAAGCGGTTCGAGAATATCAGCGAACTCAGTGACAATTAAATCATCGTGAACACCCGTAACGCTGATACCGTCACGATGTTGCGCACCCACAGGAATCTGAATTTGACCACCATATGACAGGCCGCTATTACGCATTTCCTGCGTACCGAGGTCAATAACTTGCTTAGTCGCGGCATCAACCTCTTGATTATTGGCGATACTTCTAATCGCCTTCAAAAGTGAAAATTTTTGTTCTTTCATCTTGTTTGATAATATATTACCTTGATTATTATTTCTTTGTTCTTCCTTTTCCTCAACATTTTCTTCTTCTATTTCTTCTTCATCTGAAGGTTGTTGTTCTTGTTCAACCTTTTCTTCTTCTACTGCTTCTTCTTCAGTTGAGGGTTGTTCTTCTTGCTCAACTTCTTTTTCCTCAACCTCTTCTTTTATTTCTTCTTTTCGAATTTCTTCATTCATAAATATTTCAATATTTTCATTTTGTTTGCGCATCTCTTCACAAAGTTCCATGGCTCGTTTACCAACATAGGTTTCCGCGTATGCAGGCTGCCAAACAGGCGAAACGTCAAGCAATACAGGAATATGTTTGATAGTATAATAAATATCACCATCTTTATACTCTCTTTTGACCATCGTGTCATCGCCAAAATCGACCATAAAGGCAAATGACGATTGATGGATATCGCCTCTTTCAAGATGCTCAAGCAACTCGTCACCGAGTGCCGTTTTTGGTGCATCAAATGAGTATTTCAAGCCTTTTTCATCAATCTCTAACTTCAGTGAACCTTTACCGTATTCACTGCGTGCCAATACCTTATTTCTATCGTGATTGAACAATGCGAATACATCGCTGTTATTGATGACTTCATCAGTAATGGCACCTCGTTCAATAGTTTCGTACCACCCAATGAATTTTGATTGAGTATTAAACAATAACGCATAACCCTCAACTTTGCGAGACTCTTTTGTTATGTTGACTTCTCCTAAATTGCGTACAACTTTTTCCATTATTGTTGTTCTTCATGTGTGTTATTTTCGCCACCACCAATGGTATTGTCATTAATGTTGGTGTATGGTATAATAATTGTATCACCGCCTTCGATGGGATTGAAACCTACTATGTTTCTTGCCTCATTGGTCGTTATAACACCGCCATCTTTAAGCGTTCTAACGTAGTTAGCCATTGTCGATTTGTCACCCTTCAACAATGTTGTTTCATCGATATCTATATACAAATCCTTGGCGGTAATCAATTTTCTATTCAACTCTTCCTCAATTAGTCTGATATAAGGCATCAAAGTATGCTGTACAAACTCCAAGTTTGCTGCCTCAATCGTATTATAACTTGAATGGCTTAAATCCTGAAGCAATACAGGTGATATGTTGAAAAATCTTGCAATTTCAGTGATATTGAATTGTCTTGTTGATAACAACTGCGCTTCATTGGCTGATTGTGTGACCGGAATAAAATCGCAATCAGCATCCATAATTGCCAATCCACTACCGCCATTTCCATGCACTTGATTCCAACTTGAACGTGCAGCATCTTTTTGTGCATCATTTCTGTATGAATTGAACTTCAAAATGCCCTTAATTGAACAGCCACTGCCAAAATAATCACTCGCAGACTTTTCCGCGTAACCCGACGTTTTGATTGCTTCAGCGGCATATGCTAAAATTGATATACCATTAATACCATCACGGGTGTTCTTGAATAAATGAATAATATCATCTTCATATATTTTATCCGGAACACCTTTGTAAGCACTGACTGAATAATATATATCATTATTTTGCAGCGTTCCCATGATTGTCACCGAGGTGGCAGGTACGTAGATTAAGTCAATTGGTTTGTTTTTTTCGTCGCGCTTAATGTATGCATAACCATTTCCGTGGATAATCATATCCCACACCAACTGTTTAATAAACATGAATCTTGTCTGACGCAAACGATAAAACATTGATTCAATTGGATTTTGACGTTTTAAATTGTCGCTTATCGACTGCACATGAATGGGCATTGAGGCGATAGAGTTGGATATTAACTCTGTCGCCGCATATACTGCGGACAACAACAATGGGTCAATACTTTGGTAATGACCAAATAACAAGGCATCGCCAAAATATGAACGGGTTGTGTTAACCGTTGTGTTGCGTTTAACGCTCTGTATGTTGCGAATATTAATCTTCATAGTATTTCAAATATAAATATCATGTTAAATGCATTTTTTATCAAGCGATTGGAAAAAAGTTACTTATTCCTTTTTATTTGATGTTATTTTTGTCACTTATGCCATTTGGTATAGATTTCTATCGCCCTCGACAATGTAATTCGCTTTGCAATACGGGTCTTCTAACATTAAACCAAACGACATCAACATGGACATCACTGCATCTATTTTTTCATGTTTTTTACCTTTTTTCTTGGGCATTTTATTCTCATGGTTATCCTCTTTAATCGCTACATTGTTAAAACACCACCTTACCGCTTCATTATCGTCCAAGCGAATTTTATTACACCGGAATAGTCTGTACATTTCTTTCAACGGTCTATTGTAATGCCCTGCTGATTGATAGAAACTTTCCATTGGCAAACCTTGATATTCAGCATTGGTGACGAATGCGGTACTATTCCATTTATCATACCCGATTTTCAATATTGGTATCTGCTTACGAATTTCAAGTAATTTATTCAAAATAATATCATAATCCTGAACATTACCCTCGCAAACTATGATGTTATTATGCTGCTGCCATTTCTTGTACAACTGCTTCAATTTTGAGGTTTTAAGTGATTCTGAGGGTACGAATAGATATGTTTTAAACCACAATTTGTCTTGTCGAGGTATGCACAATGAGAGAGATGTGAAGTCATCATCAGCAGCGAGGTCAACCGCTGCATAACAATATATATCATTTGGCATCTTTCCATCTACCTTCAAATCTTCCAAGTCAAATTTCTCTGATGATTTTTTAATTAATTCACCTTCAATCCATGCGGATTCTCCGGCGCACCATAGATTAAAGGTTTTTGTCTTTATATCATTTTCATCTATGGGGTTATTCTTTGCTTTATTCAATTGGTCGCGCATGAAGTCAACATTAACTGTATTATGTAATGCCGGACAACACTTTTCCCAATTTTCTTCACTTGTCCAATCGTCATCATCATCCATTTCATAAATCAATGGGAATATACTATCATCAGACTTGTTGCCATTTAATATTTCGACACACATGTCCCGATACTCTTTGCATGGCCCAAATAGATTGAAACCTGCCGTAGTAATGTATATCATCAATGGGTTTTCGCGCATACCCATACCCGACGTCAATAAGTTGGGTATATCATTGTTTGGAAACGCATGGTATTCATCTATAATGCCAATGGTGGGGTTAAATCCATCGCCAAACTTGGCATCTGATGACATTATACGAAATCGCGATTTGGAGTGAGGAAATTCAATTAAACCGCGCTGTATCTTCAAAATATTGTGTTTGTTTATCGTTTCAGCCAAATTGGATGCGTGCTTAAAACCTATTCTTGATTGCTCTGCTGATGGTGCAACAATATCGACTTCTGCACCTTGTTCGCCATCCGCTATCAATCCGTATAATCCTAATGCAGCAGTTAATGATGTCTTTCCGCACTTACGCGCAATCTGAATATATGCATGCCTGATGACCCTTTTGTTATTTGATTTCCATCGCCAACCAAAGATGGCGTATAACATGAATTTCTGCCAATCTTGTAAAATGAAGGGTTTACCCTTAAATTGCGCACCCTCCCAAAATTTTAACTTACTAATGAATTTTACAGGCTTTTCAGCAAGTTCAGCGTCGAAATAACGGTCATCCATGTTGAACCACGACAAATAACGTTGGCAGGCCAATTTTAGCAACCGACCTGACTTTATTTTACCATTAACTACATCTTCCGCATATTTTTGAAACTTACTTAAATCCACGCGCTTACGTTATGCCCATTACAATTTATATACTCGTACAACTTGCAATTGTATTCATATTTATTTGATTTGCACCAATTATAATTTTTTTTCTTCTGAGTATCTTTAAAACCTCTTTTTTGTGGCTCAATTGGCTGAGGGTCGCCACCGCAACAATTATCAATTTTTTTATTTAATTCTTTTACATCACTCTGAAGGGTATTGATTTGTGATGCATTATTCAACACAATCTGTTTGAGTTCTCGCACTGTTTGGGTCAATGCGTTGATAATAAGTTCTTTATCTTCCAAATCTTCAACTCTGACAGTCAATTCATTGATTGCTTCAGTATTTTGGGTAATTTTATCTTTATTGGCTTCCGCAAAAGACTCTAAATTAATAATTTGTTTGCCTTGTTGGTCAATGGTATCGAAGATGTCATTTAACTTGCTGTTAATATCCAAAATTTGTGCAATTAATTGAGATATAGAATCTTCCAATTGTGCAATTCTTCTCCTTGCTTCTTCATCAATCGCCTCGCTGTGTTCAACTTCAATTTCATTGACTTTATCCCTGATGATTTGGGGGGTTAAAGGTGTTAAAGGTGCTGTTGTAATTTCATCATAAATAGCCTTCAGTATATCGTTAGGAATAAAATCTTCATGGAAGTGACTGAGAAAGTCAAGCAATATTGTTTGTTCGATGAAATCTAAATAAGCAACTCGCTCATTTACAAAATCGAATGTTTCGTGGTTGGCTTGCCACTTTTTAAATTCTTCGTAACCACCAAAAGCGGCATAATCCCTGTCATTGACTGTTATCATACTATTTCCTTGATAATTAATCATTTATTAGATAATCAATATAATCTTCTGTTTTTTCTTGCTCTTGACCAAGCGATTTCATCTTTGATTTCGACATTGGGGTAAGTGCAAAAGATTTTAGTAAATCCATGATTGTTCTTTGTGCCACATTCATTATACTTACATTTGGGTTTTTGCCTCTTCGACCGATGCTGTCCGTTCCTATTAAACCCTCTTCATCTATCGCATTTTTTGCTTTTAGATATATGTTATAATTGTCTGCGATAAGGTCTAATGAAATGCGCCAAGATGTGGGAATTTCGCCGTAATCCTGACGTAAACAGTCGATTACGTTAGACATGTAATCTTGCACATCTTTTGGGTATTTTGAGTATAATTTTTTTTGTTTTTTTGCCATGATTTATTTTGTTACTTATTATTAAGGAGTTACATAGAAGTCTGAAAAGTTGGATTTTGTGTGAATAGAATTAGCAGCGTTATTTTTTCGGGGGGGGT